GTGTGTGTCACCAGGCCGCCTGGTTTTTCAACAAGATTTCCAGGCGGCCCAAGGAGGCTTATCAGTGTTCTACAGGTAAGGATCAGCGCAAAAGACGCCGTTGCCCACATTTCTGCAGCAATCTGTATGACTCTCCCCAACGTGCTCGTTGTTTGTTTCTTTTAAATTACAATTAATCAAATGAAACACAGAAAAGAATAAATACGCAAAAGAAAAATAATATCGTACACTGCTCTTTTAAAGAGAGCATTAACTTTTTGTGCTTGAAACACGAAGCGGAGTCGGGCGCGAAAGTGGCTTAGAGAGTTCCTTCATCTCACGGATGAATTTGATATCTCCCTCACTGACATACAAAGTGTCAGCCCCACCCATTATCTGCTCCTTCTTCTCTTCATACTTCTCTTCTTTCTCAAGATGCTGTTGCAAAATGCGCTCCAACAAAGCTTGCCGATCAAAAGTCTTCTGTTTCGCACGACGCACAACCGTCTTGCGTAACAAAGTAGAATATGCAGCGGGAATCTTAAAACATCGCACCCCCACATAAGCATCAGCAGCGACATTGTTGGCAGCACCGGTAGAATCGTGGAGATACTTTGGGGTAGAGAACAAATCCAAAGTAGGATCATCCACAAACAACACAGCCCACGTTGATGGACCGCTATCCCCAGCGTAAAATGAGGCACCACACTGCGGGTTGTTGGCATAACTAGAACTTTGCTCAACAACTTGGCCGGCACCAGTTCCAGCATACTGCCAAGCATTGCTAGTAACATCCGGGTAGCCTGAACCTGCGCTCGCGCTCTTGCCATCATCCATATCAGTTTTGCTCGCAACAGTCACGCGAATTTGCGTCTGGTAGAAATAAAAACCTCTCTCTTTGAAAGTGACTTGCACTCGAGAATTAACGCGCCTCACAAGGAGGCCAACACCATTGACACCATCAGATTCTACAGAGAGCCAACCGGTAGACACACCAAGTGCAGAGACCGTCTGCTCAATCGGCAAAAAATCAGCATTAGCAATGTCACCAGGGTTGTCGTACACCCACGACGAGCTAATAGGCTGAGCATAATAGTTGGTGTACGCTTCGGCATTGATGCTGTCCGAAGCAGTGTTCAACGCAATCTCATATTCAAAGAACAAAGATCCAATGTCATATTGCTCAGTTGGCAGAGTGCCAGAACTTCCAAGGATGTTATGGCTATCCTGCACAAAAATAACGAACTGGCCAGCAGAATGTTCCACCGGCGTGGCCAAGTCTTCCGGGTCAATCATAAACCAACCACCAGAGACCCCCTGCGCTGCAGGCACGGCCAAATCCAAATAATCATTCCGTTCACCCTTGAAATCATCAGGGATCTTCGCCATCGGGACTAATGACTTCCAAGAATGGGAATCATAAACCGCCAAGACTTGGTCGGTCCCGCTCGCTTTCACCTCTGGCAAGGTCTCATTGGGATCAGGCTCATGAACAAACAACATTGTGCCGGCATTCGTCGCTGAAGGAATCGAAGATTTAAAGACGAAACGCCCACGAATAAAGCGGAATTTCTGGAACAAAGCCATCAACTTCGCCAATCGTAGGTTTGCCAGGAAAACGGAGGGTCGCAACTGGGTTTTGTAAAGCACAGTGCCTGGAACATCACTTCCGGTCTGCGATGAATCATTCGCACCAGAAAGTTTAAGTTTTTCAACCAGATCACGACCACGAAACGTGGAACCATCCATGCTAAACTTGTTGGCTTGGAGGTATGCCATGTTCTTCCCACCACCTCTCGTCTTCCTTGCCGCACGAGCAGCCCCCCTCAAGGAGCCCCGCGCAGCACTTTTCATCGCAGCCTTCAACTCGTGGGCAACTCGCTTGCCCTTGGTGAAAGCTACCTTTTTCGCGACTGCTGAAGCAATCGCCCTCTTCATTTTCTTTTGCATAACAGGCGCCCGTTCTTGCTGATAACCAGGTACGTAAGGTCCACTTTCGAAAGGGTTTCCAAAGTTTTTTACAATACCAGTCGCAATTTGTCGTCCAATCCAACCGATTGGCTTAGAAGCTTGCTCAACAATATAGGTAGCCGTATTTTCAATAGCAACTATTTGCACGGAAACACGTGCGCTCAGCAGGATGATGAACAAAAAGAGAAAATCTCCGGGATTGAGTTCAACACCCACCAGAATCTCTTTCGGACGATCACCATCGAGTTTTTCAGCGCGGACGAGCATGTTAAGGAGCTCACAACAAGGTACTCCGTCGACGTCTTTCAACTTCGGCAACTTCCCACTGCTTTCGAGCCCCAACATAAAATTCTGAAAGTACTCCCGCGATCTCGCAATCTCCGGTTGTACGCGAACAAGCTCCTTGCGGAGCTGATCAAAAACATCGTCAACGAAACAGTACTCAAATAGTAGAGAGAAAAGCTGCTCAGGATAAAATTGCACAACGGATTGCTCCTTGTGCGTTAGAGCATACTGATGCTTCTCCCAATTCAAAGGGACGGGCACATAGTACCCACGAACCTTCTTGAACCCATGGCTACAAAACGTTCTCGAATTCATCCTGCCAATGGTAAATTCCTTGCAGGTAAAGCCAAATTTTGATAGCCAGGCTACATACTTGTGTGGATCAACACCTCTCATTCGCTCGAGAGTGTCATCCCCAATTGAAATGACTTTATGCCTGGGATCGAAATATTCACCAAGCTCATCATAACAATAGTTCAGTTTCAACAAAACTTGCATTCGGGAGTTCCCTGAGATCGTAATCATAGAGCCAGAGCGGACAATGCCCGGCTCAAGCTGTTCCAACAACAATCCATCAGAGAATATTACCTTCGAAATCAAGAGCGAGTCATAGCATGCCCAAATTCCATGCTTCCACACAGAATTGGGGTTAGCACAAAGCCTCCAACGCACGTCGCGATCCATAAGAATCAACCACGACGGCGCGGAGATGTCCCACCCTTTCTTATCCAAATCCAAAATTTCATCGCTCCCATCATCTAAAGACTTGAAGATTCGATGGGCTCCGCCGCACACCCAGCTCATTCCAACTTTCGAAGGAATTGTTCGGTAATTGCTGATCTCAGCGGCAAGGGAAGGCCCAAAGAAAAGGCGATGAACCAACTGGTAAGCCAGTGGCAAAGCCCAAATCAATCTGAGTCTCCCTTCACGGATTTTCTCAACCTTGTGCGGTTCAGGTTTCACAAAAATTCGAACAACGGGCTCTGGCAATTTCTCACCGCGCCTCAAACATTCCATCAATTCTTGAAATCTGATCCACACAGCTTCAACGAGTTCCGGTTTCTCCAAGATTTGGCCATTAGTAGAAATACCCTGCCAAACATCCGGATAACCAGGAGAACTCTTCTTATCAACAGACAAAAGTAAACGTTCAAACAAATCACGCAATTTAGTGCCCTTAGGAATTTCTTCAAACTCACAAAACCACAAAGCATCACGATAC